GTCACAAGATGGAGTTGCTATTGAAGAAGTCACTACTGGTTTTGATGTTCACTCGTATACGTCTAAAGTTATTACAGATGCGGGTCAACCGACTACTCGCCAAGATGCGAAAGCACACACCTTTGCACCACTCTACGGAGCAACAGGATTTGGTAGAACACAAGCCGAAGCAAAATACTATGAACACTTCACACAAAAGTACCAAGGCATTAAATCTTGGCATACCAGATTGGCTTCGGAAGCTATGAATACAGGTATGATTACTACACCTTCTGGCAGACAGTTTTCGTTCCCGGATATAAGAAGATTAACTAATGGTAATGTTACAAACTTTACGCAGATAAAGAATTATCCTGTACAATCATTTGCTACTGCTGATATAGTACCTCTAGTGTTAATGCATATGGAAGACAAGTTTAAAACATATAAGTCTTGTATAGTGAATAGTGTGCATGATTCTGTAGTAGTTGATGTGCATCCTGAAGAGATAAATCAAGTAATATATTTGATAAAAGAAATAAATAATGAATTGAAATCACTGATTGAAAGCAAGTTTGGTATAAAGCTCAATGTACCTTTACTATTAGAAGCAAAAATTGGTGACAATTGGCTTGACACAAAAGATGTCGCATGATATAACTATAAAACTTTAATGAAAGAGAGGTATCACACATGAGTGATTTAATAACTATAGATACAAGTAACTATGCTGCAATGGCAAAAGCTATGGGTATCGCAGGAGACACTTCTTCCGAGCCGAAGAAGAGCAATACTTTACCTAGATTGAGGATTAATCATTCTCCAATTATGGGTGAAACAGAAATGAACGGTAAGAATGTTAAGGTTGAGGTTGTTAATGGGGGTACTTATCGCCTAGACAAACCTGATGTTGACACATATTATGGTTCATCGGCAACTATCAGACCTTTTATGCAGAGGTTTATGTATAAAAGATTTGTTAAGAATAACAATGCCAAAGCAGGTGAGCCAATGGGTACTTACCATAAAACTGTTATGGCTGATAGTTTAAACATTGATTTAAAAGATAATCAAGGTACATTTAACTGTGGTAAACCTGCAGGTTATGTAAAGGATTTTAAATCATTACCAATAACTCAACAAGATTTATTAAAACAAATAAAAAGAGTGCGTGTCATATTTGGTTTAATAACATTGGAAAACACCGTTAACGAAAAGGGTGAAGCTACTGAGTTGGCTGAGTCTCCATTCATTTGGGAAATTGATAACCGTGATGCTTTTAAAACAATGGGTGCTCCCTTTGCGAAATTAGCACAAATGAAAAGACTACCTGTTCAACATAACATTGTGTTAAATACAGATGAAAGAAAGTTACCTAACGGTAATTCATTTTATCTTCCTCTACCAAGTCTAGATGTTACAAATACAGTTTCATTGAGTGATTCTGACCAAACTATGTTTGCAGACTTTGTTGCATGGGTTCAGAATTATAATGAGTATATCATTAATGAATGGAGCATCAAGAACGAAAGTAACATAAGTCAAGAAGATATAGACACTGTAAGCGATTTTATAGATATAGATTCTTCTGAAGAGGTAGCATAATGCACCATCCAGCAGAATTGGCGATTCATCAGTATCTTGAAGATGCTACTCATGGTAAGACTAGAATGAGTGACTCTACTATAGAACGTATAGGAGAAGAAATTAAGGATGCTTTGAAACGTCAATTTGCTGGTGGTAACAAAAGGGATGAGTTTAGATTTAGAATGTCTAATATAGGCAGACCCTCTTGCCAACTATGGTTTCAAAAGAATCACCCTGAAAAAGCTTTACCTAAACCTACTACATTCGTTATGAATATGATGTTAGGTGATATCGTTGAAGCAGTATTTAAGGGATTGCTTACTGAAGCCGGTATGGAATATAAAGACAATACTGAAGTAGAACTTAAATTAGATGACGATAGAACAATTAAAGGTACGTATGATATTGTTATGAATGATGCAGTAGATGATATAAAATCAGCTTCTGATTGGTCATACAGAAATAAGTTTGAGTCTTATGAAACACTAAGAGATGGAGATAGCTTTGGTTACGTTGGACAACTAGCAGGTTATGCAAAGGCATCAGGACACAAGGTTGGTGGTTGGTGGGTTGTCAATAAAGCTAATGGTCAATTTAAATATGTTCCAGCAAGTAATATGGACTTAAAAGAAGAACTTAATACTATAAAGAAAACTATAGCTACAGCAGAAGAAAAAGAATTTAAAAGATGTTTTGAGCCACAACCTGAGTTCTTTCGTAAAGTGTCTACAGGTAACATGGTTCTCAATAGTAATTGTAAGTTTTGTGATTATAGAAACTCATGCTTTCCTACACTAAGAGAACTACCTGCACAGATGTCTCAAGCTAAAGAACCTAAGATGGTTCAATATGTTAAGTTAAAAGGCGAATAAGTGCAGCTATATCAAGTAAGCAAACAAGCTAAGAAGTATGGATATAGAAGTGGTTTAGAGTATAAGGTATCTCTATATTTAAAACAAAAGAAATGTGAGTACTCTTATGAAAGTATTAAGATAGAATGGGAAGACTTAGCCTATCGCACTTACACTCCTGATTTTATATTATATAATGGAATAATTATAGAAACAAAAGGAAGGTTCTTAGCTATTGACAGACGAAAACATTTAGCTATAAAAAAGCAACACCCAAACTTAGATATTAGATTTGTATTTACTAACAGTCGTGCTAGACTTAATAAAGGTGCTAAGTCAACGTATGCACAATGGTGTATTAAATATGGATTTAGATACTATGATAGGATTATACCTGAAGATTGGTTAAAAGAAAAAGGTAAAAACGAACATCCTAAAAGAATAAAATTTGTAGGAAGAAAGTTAAAAGGAGAATTAAAGTATGGAAAAAAACATAGGAAATAATAATAAAACTATTTTACCTGAAGATTTTATTATTAAAGTTAATCCTCATCTAAATAGTATAGGTAAATGGAATGGTGGTATAGAACTATCTATTATGCCTAATTTAGATAATCCATTAGATGATGATGACTATTATCAAGTGGAGCATATATGTAAGATGCTTTGTTCTACATTAAATTTTATGGAAGTAGAGCCTAACTTTAGAGATAAAATAAATGATTACGTTGTTAATGTATTTGACAAAGAGCATAAAGATTCTTTTAAAAACAATGAGATTAAAAAAACGTATAGTGATAATGTAATAAATGTATCCTTTGTTAAATCTGAAACATAATGAGACATATGGAGTTTATGAAAATGATGCAAGATAAAGAATTATCAAAGCTACAAGAGGACATGATTAATCATCCTAGACATTATAACGAAGCAGGTATTGAATGTATAGATGCTTTACAAGCTATGCTAGGTGATGGATTTGATGCTTATTTACAAGGAAACATAGCTAAGTATTTATGGAGATTTAAATACAAAAATGGTTTAGAGGACTTGAAAAAAGCACAATGGTATCTAAATAAACTAATAGAGGTTTACGATGTCACTGATAAGAGTTAAAATAATATGTAATATAACGGTTGACCCAGATGAGTATTCAGTTCCTTCTGATGGTGACGTTACAGAAGATTTTGAAGAGTATGTAAGAGAATTCTTTTACGATATAGATGGAACAAAAATAACACAATTAAAAGTACAAACGGAGACATAAATGTTAAGTAATTACCTACCAACTGACTATCAAAATTTTATAGCACTCTCTCGCTATGCAAGATGGAAAGACGAAGAACAAAGAAGAGAAAATTGGGGAGAGACTGTAGATAGATACTTTAGTTATATGAGTAATCATTTAAATAAAAATCATAACTATACTATCACTAAAGCATTAAAAGAAAAACTATCAGCACAGATAATGTCTTTGGGGGTTATGCCTAGCATGAGAGCCTTAATGACATCAGGACCTGCATTAGATAGATGCCATGTTGGTGGTTATAACTGTAGCTACATACCTGTTGATAGTCCACGTTCATTTGATGAGTGTATGTATATACTTATGTGTGGTACTGGTGTTGGCTTCTCTGTGGAACGTGAGAATGTAGACAAGTTACCTATAGTCAATGAGCATTTTGAAGATAGCACTACGGTCATAAGTGTCGGAGATAGCAGACCGGGATGGGCAAAAGCATTACGAGAGTTAATTGCTATGCTTTATGTTGGTCAAGTTCCTACATGGAATGTTTCTGAAGTTAGACCAGCAGGTGCACGACTTAAAACATTTGGTGGTAGAGCATCAGGACCTGCTCCTTTAGTTGAGTTGTTTCACTTTTGTATACAGAAGTTTAAGGGTGCTAAAGGCAGAAGACTATTTCCTATTGAATGTCACGACTTGATGTGTAAGATTGGTGAAGTTGTAGTGGTAGGTGGTGTAAGACGTTCTGCTCTCATCTCCTTGTCTAACTTAGGTGATGACCAAATGAGACACGCAAAGTCAGGTCAATGGTGGGAGAATGAAGGTCAACGAGCACTAGCTAATAACTCTGTAGCATTTAAAGGTAAGCCTGAAATGGGTACATTCATGCGAGAGTGGACATCACTATATGAATCTAAGTCAGGAGAACGTGGTATTTTTAATAGACAAGCAGCTAAAGTGAAGGCATCAGAGAATGGCAGACGAGATGCTGACCATTACTTTGGATGTAATCCATGTAGTGAGATTATTCTTAGACCATACCAATTTTGTAATCTTACAGAGGTGGTGTGTAGAGTTACGGATGACTTAGTATCATTAAAAGAAAAGGTACGTATTGCTACTATATTAGGTACATTCCAATCAACTCTTACAAACTTCAAGTATCTACGTAAGATATGGAAGGATAATACAGAAGAAGAAAGACTATTAGGAGTTTCCCTAACAGGTATTCTTGATTGCCCTATATGGACAGAGGAGATTCTCCAGATACTAAGAGATGTAGCAGTAGAAACTAATAAGAAGATGGCTAAAGACTTAGGTATTCCCCAATCAACTGCAATCACTTGTGTCAAACCTAGTGGTACAGTTAGTCAATTAGTTGACAGTGCTTCAGGTATCCATGCTAGACATAATGACTACTATGTTAGAACGGTACGTGGTGATAACAAAGACCCATTGACACAGTTTATGAAAGATAGTGGTATACCAAGTGAGCCATGTGTTATGAAGCCTGACAGTACAACCGTGTTCAGCTTCCCTATGAAATCACCATCAGGTGCAACTACTAGGACAGAGATGTCTGCCATAGAGCAGTTAGAGTATTGGTTAATGTTCCAAAGACATTGGTGTGAGCATAAGCCTTCTGTTACTGTGTCTGTCAAAGAAGATGAGTGGATGAAAGTAGGAGCATGGGTTTATGATAACTTTGATGAAGTATCAGGCATCTCATTCTTACCATTCAGTGACCATACATATGCTCAAGCACCTTATCAAGATATAACAGGTGGAGAGTATGAGCAGTTATATAAACA